GAGACGCAAGGCATAGTCCCCGGCTACTGGACGTTCAGGGAAGGTCACTCCAGGAGTGACTGGGAATCCGTCAGGTGCTTGACCATTGCCAGTCATGTATCCTAGTGTATAACCAAAGTCGCGTGGCGTAGAATTCATACCACCTTCGGTACCATCTACAGTTGTGCTAGAGCTGGTGTTCAAACCCACTGGGTTGGCAGGTTGACCATTTGATGACAGGGTAGGTGTAATAAAGAACTTGTCAACATCGTAACCACTGAGCGGAACTTCAACATCAGCTTGTGTGAGAATAGCATCGTTGATTTCTTGATCTTTAGTACGGGTGCTCATTATGTCACTTTCAGTGAACGGGGTGTACTCAGACCAGTAATCGGTGTCGGTAATATCAGTGTCTGCTGGAACGTTTTGAGTGGCTTGATAATATACATCACCTTGATTCACAATAGACCCAGCAGGATAGAAGTTACCCGGATCCCATGCAGTGTCATTGACCATGGGCTTTTTAAGGACGTCTTTGTATTCTTGTGCATTGACCAGTGGCGTGGCTTTCACACGCCACAGGTGTGGTAGCCAGGTCATTGAGAAGCCTTCGCTGGCAAAAGCAGCATCTTGAATCACGTAGTACTTGGGCAAGGCTTCGGGAATGTTGGCATTCAGTGGATAGTAGTCTTTGAGAGTAGGCACTTCTAGCACATCACCGTTCATGAGTTTACGCCCAAACTCGTCAATCATTTTGTTGTAGTGGAATGTGATAAACAAGGTATCGTTGTTCAAAAACAATCCAAATTGACTCAGATCAAAATCAATGTCCTGTGTTTGGAATACTCCACGCATGACGTACACGTCTTGGTCATAGATTCTGTCGCGGTTTTCCAACAGCAATAGATCTTGTATATTTAGAGGATTCTGAGTTTCGTAAATGGGTTGAGTAGCATCTGCATTGCCCGAAAACGCCGAATCCTCGCCACCAGTTTGTGGTCCCATGTATTTGTGCACATAGATATCCACACCACCAACGGTGTACATTTCTTTGATTGTGCGATCAATGAATTGGTAATCTTTTGTGCGATTTGGGCGGTATAAACTTAAACGGGGCATGGTAATACTATTTAGTTAGTGGTTGACCATAAATTGAGCAAGTGCTATAATTACAAAATATCCACTAAGGAGCCCGTATGAAAGTAGCTTTTAAGCCCGTTAAACCACTGAATCCGCGTAGTGCAGATACCAATGCCATGGGCATGGAACCTACTTGGAATGTGCAACCCACTGATAACCGTATCAGTGCCTTGAGCAAAGCATTTTCGTGGTACAACTATTTCTACGGCAAAAAAGATGCCCGGGACATGATTGTTAACTATCTCGAAAGCCACGACCGCAAGGCAGATGTTAAACTGCTAAAAGGTGTCCCGGACAGCTCGATACGTTTGACCACAGGCTGGCTGTGTCGCATGAGCATGGTAGGACTAGAACTGTCAGACCATGAGCAGATTCAACTAGACAACTTGCTGAAAGAGATTTTAGAATCCAAGCAAGAAGCTGTGATTGAAGAAGTTGCAGTGGTAGACGAAACTGCCCCTTCTAAACTTACGATCCAGGATCGTTTGCGTGAAAAGGCAAGCGAGTGCCTGGGTGAAATGGATGGTTTGTTTGACGAGTTTATCATGTCTGGGGCTAAACTCAACGCTGACTACAAACCTGTGAGCTTGATGCGAAGCATGAACATTGCACCGCAAATGGTATCAATGATCAAAGACACATGGACCCGTAAACTAGCTGAGTTTGAAACAGCGGCCGAGGGCAAGGATGCAGAAGTTGCAAAAGCCTATGACTACATGACCAAAACACAACTCAAAAACTGTGTTAAGTTTTGTGAGTTGGTGATCAGCGACTGCGGCTCTTACGTTCAGATCAAGAAAGTGGAACGCAAACCGCGCAAAGTCAAGGCGGTGCCGCCAGAGAAGAAAGCGGCCAAATTCAAGATCCAAGCTGAGTTTGCTGAACTTAAACTCAAGTCACTACCGGCAGCGCAACTGGTGGACAAGGCAGAAGCTTGGTTGTATGACACCAAGAAGCGCAAGTTGATTCACGTTGTAGCCGACGAGTACGCCAAAGTTTTTACTATCAAGAACAATGCTATCATTGGATTTAGCACCGTAGAAACTGTGCAAAAAACTGTGCGTAAGCCAGCAGAAACCCTGAAAGCACTCAGTGCCGCAGGCAAGCCGGCTGCTCGTAAACTGTTCAAAGAGCTCACAACTACAGAAACTCAGTTCAATGGTCGCGGTACAGAGAACATTGTGATCCTTAAAAGCTGGTAAATAATGGGGACGGAGTCCCCCATGGCAGAACAGCAACAAAACAGTCTTGACACACTAAAACAAAATCTAAACGATTATGTACGGCTTCAACTCGGCGGCGATATTGTAGACGTCGAGTTGGATCCAGCTCACTACGAATCAGCATACCAAAAAACAATTGGCACCTATCGTCAACGTGCCCAAGGCGCCTACGAAGAATCATACTCATTCATGGAACTAGTCCGTGATGTAAACATTTACCAATTACCCCAAGAAGTTGTTACTGTAAGGCAAATCTTTCGCAGAACTTTCGGTGATTCCACTGGCCCATTTGCGTCAAACTTTGACCCATTTGCTCAAGCATCGCTGAACGTGTATCTTATGAACTTCAACGTAGCAGGTGGCCTTGCTACATACGATTTCTATAGCCAATATGTAGAACTTGCCGCACGTATGTTTGGTGGCTATATGAACTACACTTTTAACCCTGTAACCAAAAAACTCCAGCTAGTGCGCGATCCGAAAGGCACTGGCGAAAACGTTCTGCTGTGGACCTATAACCTAAAGCCTGAAATCAACTTGCTGTCAGACTTCCAAATTAGTCAATGGATCAAGGACTACATGGTCGCTAACTGCAAAATGATTATCGGCGAAGCACGTGAGAAGTTTGGAACCATTGCTGGTCCACAAGGTGGCGGCACTCTAAACGGTGCGGCCATGAAAGCCGAAGCCAAAGAAGCAATGGCAGCACTAGAAGAACAACTCAAGAACTATGTAGATGGCTCACAACCTCTAACTTGGGTAATTGGCTAATTGACATACTAGTGCATGTCTGCTATAATGCAGTATGCACCTAATGATCGACTTAGAAGGGCTAGCAACTGGCCCGGATACCTGTATTCTCACCATAGCGGCCCAGGCGTTTGATCCTTTTGGGCACGGACATTACGAACAATCTTACTATGCTAGAGTAACGCTGGAAAGCCAACCTGACCGCGCTATTGATCAGGGCACAATTGATTGGTGGGCGACCCAGCCTGCTATAGTGCGGGACGAAGCGTTCAATGAAGAAGGCCGCATCCCTTTAGACCAAGCATTAGACGAACTGGGCAAGCTGATTTGGCACGCCAAGCTGATCTGGGCACAAGGTCCCACATACGACATGAACATCTTGGAACATGCCTACAAAAGCTATCGCAAGCCTTTGCCCTGGAAATACTACATGGTGCGAGACAGCCGTACTGTGTTTAGCTTGTGGCCTGATCAGCCTATTCCTCCCACTAGCCACCATGCGCTAGAAGACTGTCGCAGACAAATTGGTATGTTGCAAAACACACTTAAACACCTTAACGTAACTCAACTCAAATGACCCTTCCTAAACTGCTGATTATTGGCAATGCTCGCCACGGCAAAGACACTGTATGCGATATTCTGCGTGAAGAATTTGGCTACAGTTTTCGCTCTAGTTCAGACTTTTGTGCTGAAAAATTTATCTATGCAGAACTCAAAGACAAGTACGGATACACTAGCTATGAGCAGTGTTTTGAAGATCGACATAATCATAGAGCAGAGTGGTATGACATGATTCATGCATATTGCAAAGATGATTATGCTAGATTAGGGCGTGAGATTTTTGCTGAAAATAACATCTACTGCGGGCTGCGCAACAAAAGCGAATTTCATGCCATGAAGAACACAAACGTGTTTGAGTACGCTATCTGGGTAGATCGTAGCGATCACCTGCCACAAGAGGACAAGAGCAGCATGAGCTTGGAAATCTGGATGGCAGATTATGTTGTTGATAACAATGGTACGCTAGCGGATCTAAAACGCAATACTCGTGAGTTAGTCACACGTCTGGTTGCAGATCACCGGGCCGCCATACAGAATCAGATTTTGCTAGGTCAACTTCACAGTTCCGGCACACAGTTTTAAGATTCTTTGGTGCTGTATTGTTGAGATTTCCATCCATGTGATACACTAGAGTTTGTGCAGAATAGCGGGCTTTGAACCCGCACTTGTCACAAGTCATTTTCTTACGATACCCTGCTGCCTCCCAGCGGGGTATTCTCTTTTTTAGTCCTCGATTTTTCCTAGCACACGTTTCACAGCGACTGCGATAGTGCTTGACATCGTCTTTAACATAGTTTACAGCACAAGGGCGTTGGCCACAGGCTTGACAAGTGGGTCTTTGCATGGTGTATTTATAGGTGGACCTTTGCCAAAGGGTGCGCTAGAGCGGCGATTTTGGAGGATATCTATAAATATTGATATCTTGAAAAGGAATAGACTATGGCTCTAGTATCACCCGGCGTAGAAGTAACAGTTATTGACGAGAGTCAATATATCCCTTCTGCTGTCAACACAGTACCTTACTTTCTAATTGCTACCGCACAAAACAAAATCAGTGCAAGTGGTGTTAGTGTAGCACCAGGTACTTTAGCAGCAAATGCTAACAAAACTTATCTCATCACCAGTCAGCGTGATTTGGCAGCTACATTTGGCGTGCCTTTCTTCTATCAAACCACTGCTGGTACACCAATCAACGGTTACGAGCTCAACGAATACGGTTTGTTGGCAGCATACAGTTCATTGGGTATTACCAATCGTGCTTATGTTCAGCGTGTGGATATTGACCTAGCAGAACTCACTGCCAGTTTAACTCGTCCTTTGGGCAATGCCACTGACGGAACATTCTGGCTTGACACTTCAACCAGTGTCTGGGGTATCCAGGAATGGAATCAAACCACAGCTACCTTTACTGTAAAAACCCCTATTACCATTACTGATGATACAGAAGTTGTAAACGCAGGCAGCAATGACTACACCCCACTAGCCAGTATTGGCAGTATTGGTGACTATGCAGTGGTTGCACAATCGGTAAAAACTCCTGTTTACTACAAAAATTCCAGCAACAACTGGGTACAACTTGGTACCAATGATTGGAAAAGCAGCTGGGCCACAGTGACCGGCACAGGAACACCTACTTCTTTGGTCAACGGCTACAACCTTATCATCAACGACATTACAGTTGACGTAGGTTACAACAGCACAGCAGCCACAGTAACTGGCTATGCAGCAGCTATCAACGCCAGCGCTATCACCGGTGTTACTGCTGGAGTCAGCAGCGGCAAGTTGGTATTGTACGCTGACGCAACAGCAGCTAATGATGGATCAACACTCAGCAACAACGGATTGATCACAATTGATGCGGGCCCGAACAACGGTTCAGTATTGTTGGCAAGTCTTGGCTTGCTGACTGGCGAGTATCCTGCTCCACAGTACTACCCGAGCTACAGCTATGAAGCTCCTCGCTGGAGAACCACAGACACAAGTCCACGCCCAACTGGGTCAATCTGGAATAACATGAGTCCGGTAAACAACGGTATCAATTTGCGAGTCAAGAGATACAACTCTGCACTTGGGTCTTTTGTAGCACAGGACACTCCTGCGTACGACAGCGCTTCAACAGCAACTTATGGATTTGATCCATCGGGTGGCGGCAAAAATATTCCTGTTGGTACAACTTATGTTCAATGGAATGATGATCAAGTCAATACCGACAACTTGGTATCAGGTAGCTTCACAATATTTGAACGTTATGCCCTGGGTGCCACAGTGGTCAAATCTAGCGTAAATGATGCTGTGTTCGTAAATGGAAGTAGCTTTACTATTAGAGCAACTGCCGCTGGTTCTAGTGCGTTTTCTGCAGCATACACTGCAACGCTCGGCGGCACAACTCCTACTGATTTTGTAACTGCGGTCAGCGCAGCCAATGTACCTTACGTCAGCGCCACTGTTGATAGCGATGGATATATTGTGTTTACACATTCACAAGGCGGTACAATTAGCTTGGCTAACGTAAGTGGCGTTCCTGTTACATTGGCTGGATTTACCTCTAGCACACCGTTATGCCGTGCATCTAGTAGATTTACTAACACTTTGATTATGAGTAATTGGGTAACCAATCCTCTGTTCACATACACAGCCAGCAGTACTGCACCAGACCAAGACCCAGCAGATGGACGTCTGTGGTACTACAGCACAGTAAGTGAAGCTGATATCATGATCAAGAACGGCTCAAACTGGGTGGGTTATCAAACAGTATCCAACGACGTTCGTGGTTTTGACTTGACATTGACCAACCAAGCCGGCCCAATCATCAGCGCAACAGCACCTACCACACAGACCAACACTGCATTGAGTTCATTGGCGTACGGTGACTTGTGGATTGATACCAGCGACTTGGAAAATTATCCTTTGTTGTATCGTTGGGAGCCAGTCAACGGAGTCGATCAATGGGTTGCAGTTGACACAACTGATCAAGTGAGTGAAAACGGTATCTTGTTTGCAGATGCACGTTGGAGTTCTACTGGTACAGTTGATACTGTAGCAGATCCAATTCCTACCATTGAAAGTTTACTGGACAGCGACTATCTTGACCTAGATGCGCCTAATGCTGCATTGTATCCTCAAGGTATGTTGTTGTTCAATACTCGACGCAGCGGATACAACGTCAAGCGTTTTGCAGTTGATTACTTCAACACCACAAGCACCAGCTACAGTGTTGACGCATACTCATCAACTACTCAATATGCCTACAATGACTTTGTGGTCTACAACGGTGTGATTTATGTGTGTAAACTTGCTCCTCCAAGTGCAGGCACTGCACCTACTAATACCACCTATTGGTCAGTGATTGTGACTAGCACCTGGGTAACTGCCAGCGGCAACAAAGACAACGGCAGCATGTGGGCAGGACGTCAAGCACAACGTCAACTGGTTGTCGAAGCACTCAAGAGTGGTATTGACACCAGCGAACCAGCACGCGAAGAACAAGCTTTATACAGCTTGATTGCTACACCTGCATACCCAGAGTTGATCCCAAATATGATTGCACTCAGCAACGAGCGCAACAATACCTTGTTTGTGATTGGTGATACACCAATGCGATTGGCTGCTAACGGCACTGACTTGGTAACCTGGGCCACCAACAACAACGGTCTTGGATTGAATTCAGAGGACGGACTAGTTGCTGCTAGCCAGTACATGGCCACATTCTATCCAAGCTGCCAGACAACAGATTTGTCAGGCAATGCAGTAGTTACAGCACCGAGCCACATGATGATGCGCACAATCATCCGTAGTGATGCAGTGAGCTACCCATGGCTAGCACCTGCTGGTACACGTCGTGGTGTTGTGGACAATGCTACAGCAATTGGCTACATTGACAGTCTCACAGGCGAGTTCATCCAGATCAACGTGGGTCAAGGTCTACGTGATGTGTTGTACGAAAACGACATCAACCCAATCACCTTTATTCCAGGTGTAGGTATCACCAACTTTGGTAACAAAACCACAACTAGTATTACTAGTGCTCTGGATCGTATCAACGTTAGCCGACTGGTTGCGTTCTTGCGTGGACGCTTGGAAGAGATTGGTAAGTTGTACTTGTTTGAACCAAACGATGAGATTACTCGTAACGAAATCACTAACACTGTCAACTCATTGATGATTGACTTGATCGCTAAACGAGCAATCTATGACTACTTGGTGGTTTGCGACTTGAGTAACAATACTCCAGCACGCATTGACCGCAATGAGTTGTGGCTGGATATTGCTATTGAACCAGTGAAGGCAGTGGAGTTTATCTACATTCCATTGCGTATCAAGAACACTGGCGAGATCTCTGGAGCAGCGGCCTAATAAACTGGGGGGTTAATTTTTAGCCCCCCAGTTAAGGTAAATAAAGACATAGGAGATATAAAAAATGGCAGTTTCATCATTACAGAGAATGACAGTACCGTTGGCCAGCGATCAGAGTTCTAGCACTCAAGGTCTGCTGATGCCCAAGCTCAAATATCGCTTTCGCGTGATGTTTGAAAATTTTGGTATTTCGACTCCTCGTACAGAATTAACTAAACAGGTCATGAGCTTTGCTCGACCTAACTTGAGCTTTGAAGAAATTACTTTGCCAATCTACAACTCAACACTGAAGTTGGCAGGCAAGCACACTTGGGCTGATACCACTTGTGAAATCCGTGACGATGCAGGCGGCAACGTCAGTCGACTGGTTGGCGAACAATTGCAAAAGCAAATGGACTTTTTGGAAATGGCTTCTGCTAGTTCTGGTATTGACTACAAGTTCTTGACACGTTTTGAGATCTTGGACGGTGGCAATGGCGCAGAACAACCCAACGTTCTTGAAACTTGGGAACTGT